TCGGCGTGGCGCCGGTGGTCATGGTGAAGCCGAGGCCCAGCGCGGAGAACGCAACGCCGTTGGTGCCGGTTGCGGACTGGCCGTTCGGTGCCGTGACGGTGAAGGCGGTCGCGCTGGTATAGGCCAGCGAGTAGGTGCCGACCTGGGCCGGTACCGTCACCAAGGTGACGGCGCCAAAGGTGCCGTTGCCGGTGTTGGTACCCAGAGCCGCGGACGAAGCGGTCGTGCCGGCCAAGACCACGCCGAGCAGCGTGCCCGCAAGGACCTTTGCGCCGGCCAGCAGGGTGCCGTTGTCGCGCGAGCGGTGGCCGTTGGATTCGCTGACGATGAAGCCACCGTTGTGCAGCGTCTCCACCAACGGGGTGTAAGTGGGATTTCCCATGATTCAGGTTCCTTTGAAGGTGAAGGGTTGGCGGATCAGCGCTTGCGGGACGGCATGGCCGCCTTCAGGTTCTGGTCCAAACGGGCGGCCGCGGCCTGCTGCGGCGATTGCTGCAGGCTCCCGCTGGCGCCAACGTTCGGATTGCGGGCGGCACGAGCCACATTCGGTCCGCGCTGGGCGGCGGGGGCGGCGTCGAGCACCTTGACGGCAGCTTCAGGCGACAGGTCGGTGCTGAAGGCCAGCTGTGCGGCCAGAGCCACATTGCCGGCGGCCGACGGGGCGGCGAAGATCGCAGCGCAACGGGCGCGCTCCTTCTTGGCGCCGGCCTGCATCTTCTCGTCGTCATCCTCGTCGTCGGAGGCCTTGGAGCCCTTTGCCTTCTTGGACTTCTTGTCGTCCTTGTCGTCGCCGTCGTCGGGCTTGTCGTCTTCGGCTGAAGCGTCGGTGTCGTCGTCTTCCGCGTACTCGCTGTCGCGGTTGTCGTCGTCCTTCTTCTTGTCCTCGTCGGACTCGGCCTTCTTCGACTTGGGCTTGCCGTCCTCGTCGTCTTCAGGCTTGTCGTCTTCGGCTTTCGCCTTGGCGTTGGATCGGCCAATGCCGGCCAGGTGCGCGAACGAGAAGGCGCTCGCCACCTTTCCAAGTGTCGTCTTCATGGTCACCTTTCGATGGTGGTTAAGTGCCCAGCTCGGCGAGCAGGGTTCGGAACGCTTCGTCCGGTGCCATCACGGCATCGGCGAAGCCGATCTCAACGCCAGCGGCGCCGAGAAAGGTCGCGGCCTGGGTGCTGCGCACCTTCGAGGCCTTCATGTTTCGGTTGCGGGCGACGGTCTCAACGAAGAGATCGCCCATGGTGTCGATGTCGGCCTGAAAGCGCTTCAGCGCCTCTTTGCTCAACGGCGAGTGCTGGTTGCCATCAGCCTTGCGCTCGCCGTAGGTGATCAGCGTCACCTCGATGCCGGCCGCGCTGAGCGCCTTGCTGAAGTCGACATGCGCGCATATCACGCCGACGCTGCCGGTGCCGCCGGTTCGCGGCACGATCACGCGGTCGGCAGCGCTGGCGATGGCGTAGCCGGCCGAATAGGCGTGCTCGCTCAGAATCGACGTGATCGGCTTGATGCCGCGGGCACCGTGAATCGCGTCAACCAGGTCGAAGCAGCCGGCCACCTCACCGCCCGGGCTATCAACGTCGAGCACGATGGCCTTCACGTCATCGTCTTCCAGCGCCATGCTGAAGCACGCGCGGATGCCGTCATAGCCGGTCATCCCGCTGTACGGCCTCATCGACCCGAGCTTCTGAACGAGCGTGCCCTGCACCGGGATGATCGCGACGCCAGCCACCACGTCATAGGCTCGGCGCTCGGCCCGCTCGCCGCGGTCACCGTCCCAGTCGCCGCTGAACATCACGACATCGCCGCCCGGCTTGAACAACTTGGCCAGGCCGAAGCGATCGGCCAGCGCGGCCATGATCATCTCGACCTTGCCCGGCGTGATCGCAAGCGGGACGTTGAACAGCCGGGTGGCCAAGTGCGGATAGTTGGGCATCATTCTTTGGCCGACCTCGGCTCGTCCTGCGCTTCACCGATCGACTGGGCGCCCTGCATCGACGCCCAAGACGGCAGGTCCAGGCCCTTGGCCTTGAAGTGCTCGATCTCGATTGCGCGCTGCTCGATGACCTCTTCCCAGTCCTGGCCTTGCTCTGCCGCTTCATGCTGCAGCGTCGACATGCCGGCATCCATGCGCAACTGGGCGCCCTGGGCCTCTTTGACCATGTCCACCCAGCCCCGCGGCGGCCCGAGCCACACGCAACGCGCGTAGGCGCTGGCGGCTTCGACGAACGGCGGTGCCCCCTTTGGCAATGGCAGTTCACCGCGCTCCATGTCCTCGCGCAGCCACAGCGCATACATCGGGGTTGCGGTGTTCTGTTTGAACTCACCGCCGCGGCGCGAAAGGGTCTTCCACGCTTCCATCAGCGCGGCGCGGGCGCTGGAGTAGTTGGTCTTCGACCAGTCCTGCGTCACTTGCTCGGCCGAGATGCCGGCTGTGGCCGCGAAGGTGCGCAGCATCTCGTGCGCGAACATCTCGAAGTTGCCGTGCGGGTGCGGGCTGGAGACCGATTCGATCGACTCGCCGGGGGCCAGCGTCGGGATGCGCACGCCCTGGAACGACGCCGGCCGCTGCTCGGCCCACTCTGCGCGGATTTTCTGGTAGGCGTTGAGTTCGTCGTCTTCTTCAATCGCACCTTGGATCAGCGCGGGGTCATAGGGGCTCTTGGTGAAGAGGCCCAACTGAGCCGCCAGCGTCGCCGCTTGCAACTCCACGCCGTAGTAGCGCGCCAGCATCTTCATGCGCTCGATGACCGGTGCGAACACGCCGACGCCGCGGTGCTGGCCGGCGCGGTCGACCTCGAAGTCGTGGAAGACGCGCTGCCAGCCGTCCTCATCCTCGCGCTCGACGCGCTCCCAGGTCATCGACTGATAGGCGTTGTACCAATCGTTCTGTTCCGCCTTCCGGATGTGGTAGGCCTGGGCGACGCCGTAGTCGTCGAGCTCCACGCCGCCGCGCATGTAGCGCGTGTCCAGCGCCTGGTATGGGTTGGAAAGGCGGTCCGGGTCCATGACCTGGAAGGCCGTCGCATAGTCGGCGCCGCCGTAGCCCACGCGCTCGGGCAGCCAGTACGCCAGCATCAGCGACTCACCGTCCACCAACTTGTGGCGCAAGGCCAGGCGGAATTGCTGGCCGACGGTCAGCTTCCGCTCGACGTCGTTCCACCGCCCAAGACTCTGTTCGTACCCGCGCCAGCGCGCCTCCACCACCCGGCGGAATTCCTCGGCCCACACCTTGTCAAAGCCCTTGCCGAAGCGGGACTGCAGGCCGATGTAGTCCGGCCGCGCGCTCAAGCGCAGGTGCGCGCCGACCACGCTGTCGAGGATGCGCAGGATGCCGCCGGCTGCCCACCCGTCGTTGCGCACCAGGTCGCGCGACCGCGCCACCATGCGGTCGCGGTGGATGTTGATCTCGGAGTCGGGCGACCGGATCACCGGGTTCCAACTGCCCATCTCCTGCGTGCCCAGGCTCGCAGCCTCATAGGCGTAGCTGAGCGGGTTCATGCCGCCGAGCGAGGCCGATGCCCGGCGCGGGTCCGGCAGCGCGAACGGCCGGCCGCTCGAATCAACGATGTAAGACGCCTGCGCCATGGATCAGAAGTACGGGCGCAGCGGCGCGCGGCGGTTGATGCGCTGGCCGGTCAGGCTGTCGATCTGGGTCTGCACGAGCAGGATCGCCTGCGTCAGGTGCTCCAGGTTCGCCTGGGTGTAGGTCACCGACTTGGAGCCATCCGACTGGGCATATGCAGCCGCTTGCAGCTTGCCGCCGACGGTCAGGTCGAAATAGGCCTGCTGGAGAGACGCCAGCCGGCCCTGCAGCACCGCGACGTCGATGCCGTCGAGGATGCTGGTGCGCCGGCAGCTCACGCGATCCTCCGCAGCAGGGCTTCGGGCTTCATCTTCGCGATGTGATCGGCCAACTCGTACCGCACGCTTTCGGCCACCAGCTTGCGCAGCGCCTCGATGGGCACGGACATGACCTGATCGCCGCGGCTGATCGTCACCTCGCCCTTGAAGGCGTCGTCGTGCTCGAAGGTGACGTGGCCGGCCTTGAGGGTTGTCTGCATGTCAGTTGCCTTCGGGCGTGAAAAAGCCCGCACTCGGCGGGCTTTCGGTGGGCTGTTTCAGAAGCCTGTTTTCAGCTTCCAGGTCTTCGATGCGCTTTCGCAGCGCTGCGTGTTCGGTGGCTGGAAGCCAGGCGCGGCCGCGCTCATCGACAGCGACGATCAGGCCGGCGGCGTCGTCATCTTGCTCGGCCATCTCCCCCTTTTGGGGGGAGACAGAAGCGTTACAGTTCTGCAACATTTACCGACAACCTTCGAAGGATGACATGCAGACAGCGCCGATGGGCTTGGACAGCGCCAAGCGCCGACCGGGATTTGGTCCATTCGCCGCCATTGCTCTGATCGGCGCCATAGCCATGGCGCTGATCGTGCTGACGCGCACTCCTGAGC